ATTAAAAGATGAAGCTATTGAAAATATAAATCTTGTAATATCCAAAGTAAACGAGTTTACAGATGATGGAAATTTTGACAATGCTTTAAAATTATTAGACAGAGCAGAAATAAAAGCTAAATCAGGGAAATACACCAAAGACAATGTAGAACAATTTGATTTTGGCTTAAATAGAGATAATATAAATAAAAAGAAACTTGTAGAAGATGGTTTTAATACTTTAGATAAAACATGGGGAAATGCAAGTTCTACTCCAGACCAAATAGAAAAAGCCAATGAAGTTTTTATGACAGACATATATCCTAACTTAAACTCTAATGAAAGAGCTAGATATAGAAACAACCTAAAGGTATATTCTGACGGAAATGAATTAAAATTCAGAGCACTTACTAGCCCAGAATATGATATGGACTCTCACGAAGCTGTAATAGACGCTAGGAATACATATCTAAAATTTACTCCTGATACCCTTTTAAACCCTACAGAGTTTAAAAGATTTAATGATGATTTGTTAAATTACAGAACAGAGAACGGAGATTTTTACGACAAACTTAATTCTAAACAACAATCAGAAATTCGTAATAAGGAGTTTATCAGACAATATGGTGGAAAAATGCGAGAAAATGCAAAGGCATACTTGTCCGAAATAAATAAACAATTTGTCGACTCTGATGAGTTGGGAAGATATTTTAGTTCTTTACCAGAAAATCAAAGAGAAGAAATTTTAAAATCTTATGGTAGAGCTGTTAGTTTCTCAGATGGAGTTAGCGGAGAAAAATTAAAGTCTAATTTGAAAAAAAGAGGACTCTCAGACGATTTCATATCGGTTGCTATAGGGAAGCCTGCTGAAGGTAATAATAATAACAATTCAGGACAGCCTGACCCAAATCTAAAAATTCTTAAAAAAGATATATCAGAAATGGACGAGATGGAACAATATGAAGAATATGAGAAGTTATCTAAAAAAGATTTTTCTAAATTGACAGAAAAAGAAAGTGCTGATTTTGTCGTTCTTTATTCAGAGTTTGGTGACCCTGTTAAGTCACAAGAAATGATAAAGAAGCAAGGTCAACAAGCTATGAAAAAAAAGAAAAAAAGCAATCTTCAAAGTAGAGTTGATAGAAATATGAATTTATACAATAGGTATAGACAGCTTTTAGAATTAGGCCCTATCCGAGGACAGGGAAAAGAAGCTACATACAGAGCTCCTAAAGGTATGTTCGTTGGAGGTCTGATTATAAAAAAGAAAGATTTAGATGCTAGAATGACTCAGCTTTTAGATAGAATGGCCAGAGACAATACTGAAATGGCTAACAAAGGAATGGTTCCAGACTTTTTAGATACGGAGTTGTAAGGTGTCGGATAACAACTACAATCCAGACTTATCTTTATTAGAAGGATTTGACAGTTCTTCTTTTTCAACAGAAAACTACAATCCAGACTTTTCTCTTTTAGAGGGAGCATCTGCCGATAATAAAGAAAATTTTTCTTTGGACAGAGAGACAGACAAGAAAAACTTTTACGACTCACTTCCTTTAGTATTTAAACAAGCATACAATCAATCTATTGGTGGAATGATGTATGAAATGACTCATGGAAAGAAAAGGTTTAATTTAATGGATGCTCCAGAAAGTATGGTGAGAGATGTTGCTGCTGGAATATTTTCATTCTTTGCTTCTCCAGAAGATATATTAATAACAGCTACTTCCGCTGGAACTGGAAGTATGTTAGCAAAAGGCGGTATAAAAGCCGCTGCTGGATTGGCTGGAAGAGAAGGTATTAACAGAACTGCTACTAAAAGAGCTGGTATATTGTTAGCAAGAAAAAGCAATCTAAGTAAAAAGGTTGCTACTGATATTGTTGAAAATGCTGTACAATTAGGAACTCCACAAGCTTTTATGTTAGGTGCTTACGACGGATTATATGACGCAGCTAAGGAAACAAGAGATGAGTTGATAGGAGCTGGAGTAAATTTAAAAGAATTTGAAGGAAGAGATTATGGAGATATTTTACCTTCTGTTTTAGGGAATGCAAAACTATCTAAGTTTGCAAAAGGTGCTGCTCTAGGTAGTTTGGGAGCATCTTCAAGAGTGTTAAGAAACGTCCCAGGGTTAGGAAGGGTTTCTAAATCTGGACTAGGTTTTGAAATAGCAACTTTTTCTACTTTAAGTCCTTTAGCTTATGAAGGAAGAGCTCCTGAGTTTACAGATTTTGCTATGGCTGGAGGTATAATAGGAGCATTAAAAGTTCCTTCTGTTGGTCAAAAATTTATAAAAAATGTTAGAGAAACTAGACTAGCTCAAGAAATCATATCTGATGACGATACACTAAGAAGTTCAGCTATAAAATCTTGGTGGAAAAGTAAAGAGTCTAGACAAGGTGGAGCTATACTATATGAACAAGCTGGAGAAGTCAGAACTTCTTCTGGAAGAGCAGACAGTATAGTAGGTCAAGCTATTGAAACTATTTCTCCAGAAGGAGGTAAGCCTGGTAAAAAAGTAGTTTCTAAAAAGAAAACTAAGATAGCTAATCATCAAACTACTGCCTCCGCTACTATCGTAGATGGTTCTTATGTAAATACAAGAGCTGGTTCTACAATGCAAATAGATTTAAGAACAGGTCCTAAGGGAACTGAAATAACTAGATATCAGTTAGACGAAGTTAATAGTAAAAAATTCTTTGACTTCTTTGTAGACTCAGAAAATCCAATATTAGCTTCAACTAATGCTGTAGAAGATTTAGGTTTAGCTAGAAAAGCATTAGAAAAAAAGAATCCAAAGCTTGTACCAGAATTGCAAGAAGCAGAATATAGAGCTTCTGTAAGAGCTGCTCTAGATAAATCTGATGGATATTTACCAGAAGATATAGAAAAAGCTTTTAGGGATACTTCTGATTTTTTAAATAGCAGAACAGCTGGAGACAGAGTTAAAAAAGACTTGTTAGCTGACGCTGTTGAAAACGGGAAAGTTTTAGATTTTGACATAAGAAAGTTGTCTTCCAAAGAAAGATATCACTTAACAGAAAATCTTAGAGCTCAAAAGTATATTAGAGAGTTTGTAGAAAACGCTAAACAATACGATACAAATTTGATGTACAATTCTAGTTTTGGAGGACAAACAGATGCAATGTCTCAAGTTTTTAGAGGTTTTAAACCTTTTTATTATCAGCTTACAGACCCTAATGCTAGAAAAGTTGTAAGACTTTTAAACAATGTTAATCAAGGAGTTCAGCAAAAAACAGCTACTAGATTATATAATTTTATGAAAGTAGTTAACATAGCTCAAAAAGCACCTAAACCTATTAAGAAAGCTTATGATGATTATATTAAAGGTAGCGGAAAAGTTACAGCTTATGACGACTACCAAGAAATAAGAAAGCTTCATCAAAACCAAGTTAACTCTGGAAAGAAAATAGTTTTTGGTAAAAATGACGGATTTACTTTGTTTATAAATAACTTAGAAAGGTCTAAAGCTGGAAGAAGACAAAACTCTGCAGCTTCTCAACTAACTGACAATAGAATTACTTTCTTGACTCAGATGAAAAAATTAACTGACGAAGTGTACGCCGACGCACAAACAACTCTTCCGAACCTAGAAGTATTCGAAGTTGGATATGCCCCTACAATTATTAAAAGAGAGTTTCTAGATATTATGTATGACGGAAATAGAGAGCTTACAGAAAGAACTCAAGAAGTTTTAAATAGATTAAAAATTATGAGAAACGATGTCGGAGACTACGCTCCTGAGGTTGAAAAAGAATTAAATGATATTATAGAGTCCACCTTAAATAAATTTTCTACATCTAAAAGTAAAAGAAAAAGAGAGTTTTACAAAATATTTACTCAGTATAAAAATAATGTATCTAGTAATGGAAGAAAAACATTTCAAGACAATCACTCTCTGTATAACCTTCTAAACAATCAAATAGAAGACAAGAGATTGAAGCCTTATAGTTTACTTGAAAGACCTAAAGCTAAGTTTGGTAAATATGACAGAGGTGCTGACGTTGATTTGGTAAGAATGGGACTAAGAAATGCTATGGACGGATTATTTGAAAAAGATATGAAAGCTGTATTTTCTCACTATTTTACTGGAGCTAGTAAAAGAATTGAACTTTCTAAAGCGTTTACATCTACTGGAACATTATACGATGATATGTTAAAGAAAATAAACCCAGAATCCAAAATGCCTTTATCTAAATTGCCAGATTTTTTAGGAGGAGCAAAGATGCCCTTTATGAAGCAAACTGAAAGAGAAGCAGTAGATATTTTAAAACAATCTTTCACTGGAGAGTTAAACTTTGCTAGAGGAGATATGGCTGGCTCTTTAACAGAAGCTTTTCAAACTATTGGTAATCTTCAGATGATGGGTAAGATTTCTTTTGGTTTTGCGGTTATTCCTAACTTAACTCAAACATTAATATCTACAGCAGTAGAAGCTGGACCTATTACATCTTTGAAATCTATGGTAAAACTTTTTGGTCCTTTTGCAGATAGAGAATTAAGAGAGAGAGTTGGTCAAAGTGGTGCAACCCTTTTAAGTACTATTGAAGAAATGTTAACTGTAAACCCAGCTCTTAGAACTAGTGTCGAAAGAGTTACTCAAACTCAAGCTCCTTGGAAGGATTTTATACACGGAGAAATGGGTTTAAAGGGTGGAATAGAATATGCTACTCAAAAATCTGCATATCTTTTCTCTTGGATAAATCAAAAAAATCAGATGATTGCCGCAGCTTCTGCCGAAGAAACAGTTAAAAAGTTAACTAGAATTGTTAAAGGTAAAACCTCTGGAATAGGTCTTTTAGATTCTTTAGCTCCAGCTCAAAGAAAAAAATGGGCTATAAATAAGCTAAATAGAATGGGACTTGAGGAAAAAGATATATTAAAACATGGAGATATGATTTTATCTGGAAGATATGAACCTATTAAAAAAACATTATTTACTGGACAAGAAGTTAGTGTTATGCATCCTATGAAAGAAAAGATGTTAAGAAGTATGCAAAAGTTCTCTATGAATACTCAGCTTCAAAGAGACTTTGTGCTAGACCCTTATTTGTTCAATGACCCAGACTTAAAACCTTTATTTCTTTTTAAGAGATTTGGATATAGACAAGCTACATATATTGGAAAAACAATAACAAGGGAAGTAGCAGACGGTAATATTATGCCTTTATTGCAATTAGGAATGGGCGGTTTAGCTGGAGGACAGTTTGTTATGTGGTCTAAAGAAAAAGCTCAAGACTTAATATCTGGAGACCCTCAATATTATGCTAGAGAGGAAAGATTGAATATGTTGAAAGAGCCAGAATGGAAAGATTTTACAAATAGACTTCAAGCAGTGGGTTCTTTAGGAGTCTTAACAGATATAATGACAGACGAAAATCCTTTAGGAGCTATAAACTTCTTTCTAAAACCTGTAGTTATAGACGATATACAAAGAATTGGAAGAGCAGCTAATGCTTTTATAGGTAGTATGGAAACAAACTATCCAGAAAATTGGGATGTTCCATTCAGAAAAGGAGCAATAATAGCCGCTCCTGTAGCTGGTGGTGTAGTAGGAAGATTGACAAGAAGAGCTTTGCAGACAGAGAAGCAAGAAAAAGACCAAGTTAGGGCTAGAAAAAGAGATGCTGTAAGAGCTATTAAAGACGCTGTTATAGCAGACGACCCTAAAGCTGCTGTAAGAATAATGGTGGAATATAATAAAACATATCAAGATAGATTTCCAAGCTTGAGAATAAAACCTTCAGATGTTAGTTACAGTCAAATATTAAAAGATAAAGTAGAAAGATTAAAAAAACAAAGGGAAGAGGTCGAATATAGACCATAGGAGATATCATGAACGATAAAAGAAAACAAAGCGAACCAGAATTTCTAACAGGATTAAAAGCCTTCATAGAAAGAAAGCAAAACGAGATTATATATAACTTAGCTCAAAAAGAATTAAATCTAAGAGCTTTACTTCCGCAAGGAGAAGAGTTATCAGAAAGAGAAGATACGCTGTTATCTAGAATGGAAAGAAGTTCATCTGCTCTTGATGAAATAAAACCGAGCAAAAAAAGTTCTGAGAATGTAGAGACGATGAAAAGTTCTAGGAAAGAAGATATCTTAGAAGGCGTTGGAATGATGCTGCCTGAAGGTTCTAGGGAAAAAATGCGTAAATCTAACAAAGAAAGAAAAGAAGCTTTTGATAGAGCTCTTAAAGAAAAACCTTTAATGGATAGAATACAAGGATTTTTTAGAACTGATAACTCTGAAGATAGAGCTCTTTTAGAAGCTCTTGAATCTTACAATGAAGACTTAGATTACAGAACTAAATATTCAAATAGAGGTGGCGGTGGAGAAAAACCTCTTAAAGCAGAATATAGAAAGGCTATCGATACTCTGCTTCAACAAGCTAAGTTAGGAAAAAGAAGTTAGAATGGAACGTCTGGCATTTGTTTTGCAACACTTGCTTCTGCTTCTTCCACAGTATCATAAAGCGTACAACAATCTGGTGAGAACCCAACCGTTGCTTTCCCAGTTGACCCATACCTATTTTTAGCAACAACTATATCTAATCCATGTTTTCCATGTTTTGCATTCTCAAAATTTACAGTCCAAGGATAGTGTGTAAATGCTACAATTTCTGCGTCTTGTTCTAGATTTCCTGATTCGGCAAGGTCACTAAGTTTAGGAATTCTTTCAGTCCTATATTCAATATTACGATTAAGTTGTGATACTAGAATTACTGACATTTGTTCTGATTTACATAACCATTTATACCTTCTAGATGTATCTCCTATCTTTAACCTTAAATCTCTTGTATCGTTAGTAGGATATTCTATTAATCCTATATGGTCATCAATAACTACGTCAGGCTTTATACGTCTAATTTCCCTAAAAGTTCCTTCTAAGTTTCTTATATTATCAAACATAAATAATTTATCAGTATATTTTTCTTTAATAGTATTTAGACTTTTTTCAATCTCTGATTTACTAGTTACAGCATTATGTCTTAACATATGATATGTAATACCTTCGGACTCCATAGCGATAAACTTCTTCATCATTTCAGTATTAGGCATTTCTCTGTTGAACATTGCAACCTTTTTGCCAGACAATACAAGGTTTCTAGCTATGTTGGCAACTGTGGTAGTTTTAGCATTTCCAGGTCGCCCAGCAAAAATAGTTATTTCACCCTTGGTCATACCTGAGATAATATTATCTAAAGGAGCAAAACCAGTGGTGGTTAGGTTGCGTTTGTTAAACAGGGAATCTTTAGTCATAGTTAATAAGCTATCTAAGTCAAACTTCTGACCAGGCTCTAAGTTTAATAAAGAGCTAGTCGTATCGTGCACGTCAACAAGCAAAGAACTTATATCGTTCCCATCGTCGAAAGCTCTTTCTGCTATCTTGTAAGACTGATTTACTAGTTTTCTTCTTAGCCAATCAGAGTGAATTTGTTTTGCATAAGATTCTACATTAGCAGTACTAGGAACAGACTCGGCTAATCCTGTGATATAGTATGTTATACCTTTTATTTTACTAGATACATTTACTATATCTACTGGTATATTTTCAGACTTTAACTCTAATATAGCTTGCCAAATCTTTTCATGCTTCTCTACATAGAAAGCTTCTTTCTCTTGTATGTAATCTTTTACTACATCAAAACATTCTTCTTTCAATAGCACAGAGCCTATAACAGCTCTTTCAGACTCTTCGCTAAATATACCTTCTCTTAACTCTTGCATTTATGACAAACTCCTTTCACCATAGGTATATTTTTATATACAGATTGGTCTAGATATCCAGGAGCTTGTTTATTATCATCCTGAACTTCGACTGCCCAAGCCTTTTTACATAAAGGACATCTGGTCGGAACTCTTACCATAGATACTTTTTCATGCCCAGGTCTTACCCTTTGTGCAGAAAAATATGGATTCTTTTTACCGTGAACATACAAGTCAAGTAATTCTTTATCAAACCATTCCTTGTAATTTTTTGGGTCTGTTAGTTTCATATAGTTATAGTAAGTCATAAACTCAGATTTTTCGTACTCGAACTCCTCTGGTGACTTATAATTAAAGACACTTCTCATTTTATTCTCCCTGTTATTTTTTTATTACTTTAGTTGAAAAGTAAGTTGGATTAACTCCAACAAATCTCTATATCGAATGGTTGCATATATTTCGCCTCTATCTTGTTTGATAAGCGTAATATCACAATCGTCAGGTGGTAAAAGGTAACTGGCTATAGATTTTCTAACTTTACATTGAACCTTCATTTTTCTTGAAGTTTCTTCGTCTAGTAAATAATCTATAATTAAATCTACTTCTGGAGATTCGCCTAAACTTCTTCCGTCGCTACCCCAGGCTCTTTTTGCATTAAAGCCGTGAGACTCAGCGATGTCTACGCATTCTTTTTCGAAGCGATTACCTTTTGCTTTTGATTTACTTGCCATATTTTAATATACCGATTTATTGTTATTATTGTCAACTTAAATTTTTTAGTTTATCTATATCAAATCTTTCTGCTATTTTCTTAACAAAGTTATCAAAGACCATAAACGTCTCTTTCCACTCTCCGTTGTAATACATTTTTGTAACAACGGTGTTAGCAAGAACGACAGATTGCTCAGGACTTGTGCTATGTGTGGATATAACTCCAACAGATATTTTTCTTGTAGCTCTCCAGTTGTCAACTATCCTTTCTATTACCAGTCTTTGTCCAGTAGGAAAAGGAGCGTCGTCTTTCTTACAGTCTCCTATTAGTAAAAACTGGTTGCCAACTTCGAAGCAAAAGTCTATATCTGTTGGTGATACAAGCCCGTCTTGCAATCCGTCAAAAATTATAGGTTGTTTAAACCTTTTCTCGTATTTTATAGGTCTTTTCAAAATTTTTCCTTTCGAGAATACCCTTCTAAGCGTTTATAATTACACTTTCGACATAATTGTCGACTAATATGTGTTTCGTCCATAGAAGGGCAACCTCGTACGTTATTCTTAAAATAGCCATTTTTAGGCGTTATATTCCATTATTTTGTACTCGCAATCAGCCCAATCGTGATTTGCGGTGAAAACAAAGCCGTCTTTACGCAGCTCATTGATAGTGTTCTTAAGTTTATTCGGAGTTAAGCCGTATCTAATAAAAGCTTCAAACTCCGTTATCCCTTTTTGTGTCACTACGTGATTTTTTATCTTGTTCTTTAATCTCATTTGATATCTCCCTATATCTTTTTCTTAATATGTGGACGAGATACTTTTCTTCTCGCCCACTTATTGTTTCAATGTCCTTAAATCCAATCTTGCTAAATCTTTTCGTAACAAGCACTTCGGTCGTTCCAGGCTTGTATCCCATAAGGTCTTGAAAAGACTTCATAATAGCATTCCATTTACTAATGTCCATTAGTCGCAAGTTTCGCAGAATGAAGGACCCATAGCTATTGCCGCATTCTCTAAAACATCATCACTAGTAACAGGTTCCGAGTTTTCATCTTTGTCAAACTGTTCCTGAAACTGAGATTTTAGTTTATGCCTTAGCTCTGACGTGGACTTATCCTCGTCTTCTTTCCTGAATAGTTCTAATATTTCTATTAAACCCATACATTCTTCTTTCGTTAATCTAAATAAATAGTCTAACATTAGAACGGCAATTCGTCTTCAGTGACTGGCTTCTCAACCTTTCTATTTGATTTGAAAACGTTGATAGCAGTCGGTGTTATTCTTTCTTCTCCAGATTGGTCAGTCCATTTGTCGTGAACAACCTTGATAGTCACGGGATTACCTGCGATATCAGACTCCATAACCATAGGTAATAAATATCTACCTTGGTCATCTTTTGTCATTTCGAAACCACAAGCTTCTGCAAATATCATATATCCTTTGTTATTACCTTGATTATCTTCAAGCTTAGGATATTTTGTTTTATCTGGAGTTTTAAATCTAAAGTAACCCTTAGATTTGACGTCCCTACCTTTTAAGTCTTTATGATTATTATCGTCAAGCTTATAGGTAGCTTCAAAGATATCGCTTAAGTATTGATTCTTAACAACTATATCTTTTTTAATTGTCAATTTACTAACCGTAGCCTCATATGTTCCTTCTTCAATAGTAGCATATTTCTTACCACTAGTATCGTCAGAAGGATTATAATAAGCTACATTGTTATCTATGTCATTTAATACATCTGTAACATTACTCATTTTTTACTCCCAGTTAATTTAGACATTACTTTATCGTAATTGTCTTGATTTATCTTACCAGACATAAGTGCTTTATGCACTTGGTCTGCTTCTTTTTTATCCATTTCTGCAATTACGTCCATAAGATTATTTACTTGAACATCTCCAAGACTCTTATCTACATACTGCTTACGATAGACGTCATCTGCTACATTACATAGTCTATTTACTGCTACCTTGAACGCATCTGAGTTAGCAGCTTTTAGGTCATTACCTAAGTCTACATACCCTGAGCCATTTCTAGATACAGCTATTCTATGTGCTGCAACTGAATCGAAACTACGAGGTACACCTTCGTCCATAACTTTAAGACGTCCGTGAACTACAATAGCTTTGTCTCCAAGAGTTTCATATTTAATTACTTCCCAAGACCAGATAGGATAATGTTGGTTTAGTCTCCAACGCATATATCCTTCATCTACATAATCAAAACCATTTCTACTTTTAACTACGTCTTGAGGAGTAGGTTCTTCTGAAACCTTTTGGTGTTTACGTATCAATACGTCGTTTGAAGCCTGCTCTTGCAACTCTTCTATATCGGATTGATACATAGCCAATTCAGCCATTTTACCCATTTATACTCCCATTGTTGTAAGGACATAGATGTCTAACGTCGCAATACGACTGACATTTTCTACCGTCCCAGGTTTGCTCTTTACTACATTGTTGAGGTAAGTTTCCAGTATCTAGAGCTTTTACAAGCTCATCTCTAGCAGATAGAAACTTATTTTCAAGTACTTCGTCATCGTACTTTGGCACTTCAATTAGATAGATATGTTTATCTAGACCTCTATCTCTAGCAACCGCTATACCGCCGTCTCTTAAAGTTACTTGTATATACATACTTTTAACTTCGTGTCCAGCTCTCTCTAGCAGATATCTATACCAATTGACTTGCCAGCCCCAGTCGCCAAAGTCAGCTAAGCCTTCATCTCGGTACCATTGTTTTACCATTTTAGGAGAACCTTTTTTTCCCCATTTACCGCTTGATTTATACTTAGCCCCTGACGGGTCTGGTATTAGTTTATATGTCATCCCTAATAGTTTAGCACATTTGTAAGAACCAGTATTTTTATAGTCTAATAATGTTTTAGTCTCCTTGTCATACAAGTCGGCTATACCAGTTATGTCAAACTCTTCTAACACTTCTTCTAGCAAATGTCTGTCGTCTTCGTGTTGCTCTAGCTTTAAGTGGTGCATTGTTCCTGCTAGAGAAAATGCTCTATCTTGAGGGTCTACATAGTATTCCTTAGTCCTTTTAAGATATGACTCACAAGCTCCATTTAGCAACTCAGTCGTAGACGGCTTTCTATTCGGGTCTCTTTCTTTCGACATTTCAATTAAAGTAGGTAATGACATACCCATTTTAACAATATCGACATTGCCCTTGCTTACGTCTTCAAACGTTACTTTATCTCCATTTGGGTAAACGAAACCAACTGCGGGCATTATTTGTCTCCTTGTTATTTACATAGTCTGTCATCAAACTATGTAGTTTATCTTTAATCGACACACCTTCTTTTGTCGTTTTAGACTTAAACTTTATCCAAAGTTTTTTGTCTACAACAAAAGAGGTTTGATATCTATTTTTTGTATTTATCATAATAGCAATATAGTTAAATAGTTTTACCTTGGTCAAGCAAAACTTTATAACTTTATAAGTCAAGCTTCCTAAGTTCCTTATCTATTTCTATCTTTATATCTTCAGGAAGTTCATCAAAATAATCGTGAAATATCTCGTATGCCTCTTTATATTTAGTTCTTTTTGATGATAAAAATTTTATTCTAGCATAATCTTCCTCTAGCTTTTCTATATACAGAAGTAGTTTATCTAATTCTGCGTCTACTTTTTTAAACTGCTCGTAACCTTTACTCATTTTTCCTCCTTAAGGACGTAGTGTCCTAGATTATTATTAACTTCTTCTAAGTCTTGTACTAGTCGTTTTATCCTATCATTGAATATAATATTATTCTTATTCAAATGACCTTCGTGTCTTATAGACCACGCTTTGTCTATCTTTATCTCTTTACTCATTCTTCCTCCAATTCAAAGTCTGACCAGTCTCGGCATTCGCTACATATAGCGACTCCAACTTCTAGTCCTTCATCTTCCATTACTTCTGTTATAGCGCTACCGCCGCAACAAGTAGACATCCATACCATATCGTCTTTGTCCACTATCTCGAAAGGTTCGTGCATTTCACTTCTTACTTCATCAGTCATATTACCCTCACATTGTTCACATTCTTTAACATAAATCTTTGGCTCGTCGCCTTCGTGGCTATTACCACAATTACAAACAACCGTTGGTTCCCATAGACCTTTAGACGACTCACCTTTTTCAGTCGATATAAATCCAAGATAACTCACCTGTTGTCATTCGCATAATCTAATTGTTTGTCGTTGTATGCGTCAACTTGATTTTGATTATCTTCTACTAGCTTTATTAATTCAGAGTTGAAAATTTCCGTCATCATATCTGTATCATACCATGTAATTCCAGTATCTTCATCTCTATACTCTAAAACTTGTACGACTATAATTTTATCTTTCATATTTAATTCTCCCATTTTTTATTGCAGGCAGCGTCGCCAGACCAATAAACGTATTTGCTAACCCAAGAGTAGTCGGATTGAATACCGACGCTAGTCCCGTATCTAGCATTAATTGTTTATATATACTGCCTGCAATTTTTTTCATATTCACAATTTAATAATTTTATATTTAAAAACAAATACTTTTTTATTTTTTTTTATTTTTTTTTCAACCTCAATATAGCTCTATCTAGCATATAATATAATTAAATCTAGCTCAATCTAGCGAATATTAATAAAAAATAAACACCGACGGAGCAGAACGGACGCAAAACTGCGCCCGTCCGCAATAGTAGTTTATATAAACCTACTATAATCCGACTGAGTCAGATTGTTTGAAAAGTGAAACAAGTCGTGCGTATTCCCAAACTCATATGTAGGGCAATACTCAGACAATCTTGTGTCGCTAATCAAAGGAAATTGATTATGCATATTGTCTACATAGTGAAACTTGTGCGTCACTCTATCAAATTCGACTACCGACTGCATACCTCCGAAGCAACTAGTAATATGATTCTCGTCTCTTCGTCTTATTGTTTTAGTCCTATCTTTAAAGAACTCTCTTGTTTCGTCTGGTATTCTGAAAGTGTCAAAGATATTTTCTATCGACATAAACGTTCTATCTTCTCTACTTCTTAAATATCGTAGCATAGGCTCGACTAGATAGGGCTTTTTATGTTTTGGCAATTTGAGATATCGTCTTAACATTTCGCTATCTTTTTTATACTGAGCTATGTCGGTAGACTCTCCGTCTTTCATATGATATCGGTTATACCTTAGTTCAAGCTTTCTTAGCTTGTCGTTTTTTAAAGGTACTAGCGACTTATATATTTCGTTCGATTTAAAGTTATTATATGAACTTAATTGTCCCGACTTTATTTCTTCTGCTATTTCGTAACAAGTATCTACGACATTAGTCCAAAAGATAGTCCAATGTTTTATCTTTTCCGTATTAAGAGTTCCGCCGTGATATCTTATTTCTATTCCTTGATTTGCTTGAAAATGACAATGCAAATTAAGTCCGTGATATCTCTTGTCGTTATACTTGTCGTTACTGAAACCGCCGTTATCATAGTAAACGTCTATGAACTCATCTCTGTCTGCAATATATGCAAAGTCTTTTACAGATTGACTTACTTTCCTAGACCAATTACCCGACAATCTCGACGGAGGCACCCAAGTATAAACATGAGGCTCTATCAACTTTGTCATTAAAGTTAAGACGCTAAAATGTAGCCAGTCGTAATCTCTTGCGTCAATATGCAAGTGAAGTCCACATCTTACTGACGGATAAGCTTCTATTCTTTTTAAAGAACTTGTTATAGTATCCACATCTTGGACTATTAAATCTCCTCGTCGTGGTTGCATTACTATTTCATTTCCGTATCTATGTTCTGAGTCCGTTACGCTTCCGTCGTAAACTACATCTTGTCTACGAGGAGTTAATTGCAAGTCTACTTCTAATTCCCTAGACTCGTTTATTCGTCTATGTAGATAGTCTCTGATATCGCTATTATATTGTTCATCTTCATAGTTCGTCTCAATCTCTATACCGACATATCTCCTTGACTTGATAAGATTAAATGTATCTCTTTTATAGTTATCAGTCGCAGGATTTACGAAGTCGCTATTATCTCTAATGAAGTTATTAGAGTAAACTTCCCAAACTGGTCTTTCGTCTGGGAAACAATCGTAGCAGTAATAATCTCCGGACGTTTCTGAGTATTGTGCTTCATCACTATCTATTTCACAATCACAATCGGCGCAATGCGTAATGATGTCGTAATAACAATTTTCACAATAATATTCAGAATGTAATTCAGAATATCTTGTGTCGTCGAAAGGTAAATGTTCTCCGCAGTTATCGCAATGAGTGTAGTCCTCGGAACATCCGTCACAGACATAATTTCCGTCTGGATTTGTAGACTCCATTTCTCCTTCTTCTTGCTCACAACCGCAGTCTGCACACTCTTCCATTTCCAGTATTACTTCCTCGTCGTGGTTATATTGCGTCATGCTCAGCCTCCATTTCGTCTCCAAATTGTATGTCAACAACTTGGTCTTCCGTCAATATCTGACCAGTCTCTGTGTCGTGAAACATCCACTCTTGACCTACTTCGTCCCAAAACCATTCTTCTGGACGACCTCCATAGACTTGAGCTAAATGCTCTTTTTCGTCGTCTATATATTGTTGAGGTATTATAGGTTCCCACTCGTCATCTTGTTCAGACTGAGACCATGACGTCGCATAGTTATTTAGACTATAATGATATACTCGACTATCATACTTGAATTTAGTCTTTTCTACATTTGTTTTGATATCGTCAAATTTCGCCGTATCAAAAGCATATAATGTATTTTTATTAAGACTATATACATCTACGTCGTTTATACCATTCTTGACTAACGCGTCTTCTACAAAACTATCTTCACTTGCATAGAATAGTGTTTTTAATGACGGCACATAGGCGACATATAAAGGTCTATTCTCCTCACGCGTAAGATATAATTTCATAGGGTTTTTCTTGACGAAGGACAATGCGAAGTCTGCGTCAAAGTTCTGGACTGCTTCTTGTATATTGTCGCTATCGTTAAGTGATTTAAATATCAGCTGACTATCGACGGGACATTGTTTGTCCAGTTTAGTTTGCATTTCTGATATATTGTAAACACAGCCGTTATGAGCACCGACGACATCGCCGACTCTAAACGGATGAGCATTTGATTTGACTATTGCACCTTCGGTCGCAAATCGTGTATGACCTAATAAAATATAACTATCAGTTTTTAAACTACTAACTGCGTCGTGATATTCTTTCGTATCTACAAATTTGCTTGACGGCAAAAGTGATTTATATATTCTAGTGTTAGCTCCGACTTTAGCAATACCAGACGAATGAGCACCACGACTCTCGCTATCTACTGCCATTTCTCTCAACACTTTCTTAACAACTTTTAATTGCTTGTTAGTGTAAGGCGTCGGAGACTTTGCTATGCCATAAATTCCACACATAGTCTGTTTCTCCTTATATTAAGGTTATCAATTAACAGACCGCTATCAAGCGTCTGTTCTGTATCAGTATCTCTACCAAATCTTTGCGACAATCCATAGACGACTGCGAAAGGATTACAGCCCAACTGCACTCGACTAGTGCAAGAGTATTGTCTATGAATCATCGCTACCATTTATAAAACCGCGTCGTTAATTACTTTTATAAAATTACTATTAGCGGTATCCATTTTGTCGTATGCACGACTTAGTTCATTCATTATCTCTACTTTGAAGCTAGAGACTATTTCTGCTTCGTCGCATAGTAGTCCAACATCTATTCTAAGTTCTAGTAGTCTAGTCTTGATAGACGCTAATTCATTAGTTAGTCTGCGTCTTTCTTTTATCATACTATCTAGCGTCGGACTAGTGTTAGTGTTGCATTGTTTGCACATATTAGTATTCTCCTTCCGACTACTTATCGTAGCCGTTTCTGTGTGTTCTATTAGCACCCATAACTGACTGACGACCACCGCGACGAGTAAGCTCGTCAAACGATATTAGGTCGCGTCGGGATAGTTTAGGGTTATCATCTGTAAAGTTATCGACTGACACTGCGGCTATACGACTGTGTGTCTCGAAACGACTATGTTTATAGTTTACGACAAAGCGATAGCCCATACGCATAAGCTTACGTGAGACGTTGTTTACAACCCATAGTGAACCTTTCATATCGTCAGCAGGTATCTCTAAGTCATTACCTTTGATGTGGTCAGTAATAAAAACCGTCCAACCGCTATCTTGTCCATTAGGCACAATAGTCGATTCTATGCCAATCGGCAGTGTTTCAATCTTGACGCGTTCCTCTACGACGTGAGTATGCCCACAGTCGCAAGTACAGTTGCGTCGTTTAATCATAGTAGTCATAATATATCCTTTCTTGACTAAGTTAACATTCCGTCGGAAGCCATTTGCCGTCGGGCTGGAGGCTCCGCCTACGCGTTAAGTTATCGATTTTCTAGCTTATTTACAAGTGATACTTCAGTCGCTGTCAATTATTTTTCCGCAATATTTCCGTCGGAAGGCTCTATCTAACTAATTTAATAAATAACCGACCAATATCGAGCTCCGTCGAGCGGGACTATGCGTCTATCTAGCTCCGTCGGGCGGGAAGCTGGGACCAGAAATCCATCTAGCTACGTCGAGCTCCGTCGGGTGGAATTTACTGACCTATGTCTAGCTCCGTCGACTGGAAAAAATTTTGGGCAAAAAAAAAGCTTGGGCCCCCGAAGGGACCCTGGCTCTTACTCACAACAGTCACGTTGTGCATCATTTCTACCTAAATGGTATGACCTGATTTTATGAAACTCTATGGTTATACCGACTGCATAGAAAAATACTACAATCAAGGTAATAACACATAATACAAGTGCTTCTGCCATCATTTATCTCCTTTACATTTTGGGTAACATTCTTTCGGACTATAGTTACCACATTTATTACATCTAAACATTATTTTCTCCTTTACTTATTAAGAGTAAGGCGCCCCGAGGTATAGGAGGGCGCCATCTACTCGTTTACTCGTTATTTCCTAAAGCCCACCAACCATTTCCGTTAACCTTATTAGACCAATCTTCCATTTCTTGGATGAACTTTCGTTGATTTGGATGCTTTCGCTTCCATTCTCTAAGCTTCTCTTTATTCATCAATCTTAATTGACGCTTAAGGTCTGCTATTCTTAACTCTCGTTGCCTTAGATTTTCTCGTTGAAGCTTTCGCTCTTTTACTCTGAGATAATCAGCAACTGTTTTTAATCGCTTACTCATTGTTATTTCCTTCCGAGAAGGGGCGATTGCTCGCCCCGTTCTCTGTTTTCGGTTGTGTTATACCATTATCTCAACTTTAAGTCCTAGTTGAGGTAACCCTTGCTTCTCAGAGTTACGCTTGTTCATTCTGACCCTGTCTTTCGCGAGTTGCTTGTTCACTTTGGTTACAAGCTCTGAGATTGTTTGCATATCTCGTTGCGTGTTCTTAAGGTCTGAGATGACCGCCAAGTTTGATTGCGCTCTAGTACCCTTGACTCTGTGGTCTGAGGCATACTTGTCAATCAATGATTGCGCCGCATCCTGAGATATTACGCCATCTTTGGCCATGGTTTGGTAAGTACTCATTGCTCTGTCATAGACATCGCGAGTTACTACACCCTGTTTTTGTTTAACTACATCCGTTTTTTTAGTAGACATTATATTGTCCCTTTCGTTAATTGGCGTTATATTAAATCTCTGTTGTAGAGAACCGCCAAACTTTGCAAACATAGTAGAAAAATTAAGCTTTGAACTCAGCAAATTGTGACGCGTTATGCGGGACGAGGCTCCCACCGCGAGTGTCTGATAGTTCCGAATTGTCAAATAATACATAAACAACCTACGGCGGTTATATCAAAGAGTCAATAGTTTTCTATAAGTTTTTTTTGGCGTGTCTGTAAGTGTTAATATTGTTAGACTTAGTAGCAAAAAAAAGTTTGCTTAGAGGGTTGACACTAGGAAATAATAGATATTTTTTTCAAAAACTAACACTATATCCAAAAACCGAATTTTCAACCAAATATTGGAATTTCTAATAGGAAAAAGACCCGACCCCTCATCGCGAAGAAAAGAAGCACACAAACTAAGCCAATTTTTTGAGATGGCGTCTGTGGATATGTGGATAATATTGTGGAAAACTGAACGTTTTTTGAAATTTCGGGGTAAAACTGGTGAGGTGGCAAAATTCGACGACTAGAATAATTTTGATAAAAAATTTTTCGATTAGACCCTCTCTAGAACACCGAGCATTATTTAAGATATAGATTTAATATTCTTAGTTATTTAAGAACATCGAACATTAGTGTTTTTTTTCGTCCTTCGAACTGTCAAAGTTACTCTGTTTGCTTTACTTGGGTCAATATCTTTTTTACATTTTGTTAATTTTTGTATTTCTAGCGATTTCAAGAGCATTAGAAACTAGAACATTGTGACGTCGTGCGGTTTTTTTAACATTTTTACCTTTTTTATTTGACTTGTGTAGTATTTTTTATGTAAGTTGCATACACAACAACGTTTAGGGAGAACAATGGCAAAAGAAAAAGCAATGAGATTAAATATTGGTGGTCATGAATATAAAATAATAGAATTACCACTAGAGCACGAAGACAATGATAAAGAATTGTATGGTAGGCATCTTGTAAAAGATAATATTATACTTATCAATAAGGATATAGAAGAGTCTAGAAAGCTTGAAACCTTCATACATGAGGTATTACATGCAATTTACTACAATACTGGCTTAGAGCACGATGAGAGGACTATTGAAGCTATAAGTAATGGATTATTTCAATTAGGAGTAGGAGAGTTTTTATGGAAGACATCAAAAAAGCAATCTTAAAGGCAAAAGAACAGGGTAATACTGCATTAGTGCAACGATTACAGCAAGAGCTAGATGCGTTAGAACAAATACGTCAAAACCTTGATTGGGATAGATATGAAAAAGAATTGACTGTTTTAAGAAAACTAGAAGATAAACCCGATAAAGAGGACTTTCCAGATGAACCAGAAAACTAGCACAGCAGAAGACGTAGTATCATATATAAAAGATAACTACCCTTCTACAGAAAAAGAATTTCAAACTCTTTTAAATGAAATGTATCTAACATTTTGTAAGAAACAGTTTGATTATGGTCCTGGCAATATTGCTATGGGTACCACGTTGAAAAACGAAAAAGAAGTCAATACAGCCTTATTTGGTATAATTGTAAGGCTAAATGACAAGATAAACAGACTAGTCAATCTTTCTACTAATCACGACTTCGAGGCTAAGAATGAGCCTGTAGAAGACGCATTTTTAGATATAGCTATATATTCAGTTATGGCATTGATAGTCAAAAACCAGAAATGGGGCAAATAATGGCGAAAGCTAAATTATGGACAGATGAAGAAGTAGTAATATTACATCAGTATGAAAAAACAAATAAATCTGCTTTTCAACTGTACCAGGAAATTAGGATAGCTGGATACAATAGAACGTATAAAGCTGTACAAAGAAAAATAGAAATGCTAGGATTTAGAAAACCTAAGCGATATAAAACTGGACACGAGCTAAGTATAGGATACCTAGACATAGAATCTACTGGTTTTAGTGCAAACATAGACGTTATGCTTTCTTGGTGTATAAAAGGAAGAGGAGTCAAAAAGGTAGCTGGTGCTTGCATTACAAGAGAAGAGCTTATGTCTGATAAGTCAGATGCTCGTATAGTAGAGCTTCTAGTAGAAGAAATGAACAAGTATGATGTAATATTCACATATTACGGTACTAGGTTCGATATACCTTTTATTAGAACCAGAGCTTTATATCACGGAACATACTTTCCTATGTATAGACAAAAGTCTCACAAGGACTTATATTACGTAGTAAGGTCTAAATTAAAGCTACATCGTTCTTCATTGATGGCTGCTACAGAGTTCTTTGGTATTGATGGAAAAACAAGAATCAAACCAGAATACTGGCAAAAAGCAAGATGGGGCGATAAAAAGTCTTTAAAGTATGTATATGACCATAATGTTGCAGATGTAGAGATATTAGAGTTATTACATAGAAAGCTAGAAGAACACGCACCACCTATGGTGAGACCATTATAAGGAGACGGTATGGTAGATAAAAAAGAAGAAAAGCTAGTAATCATGAATGATGGTAAAGAAATTGAGTTTGTTATGTCTGATTTATCGGATGAGGCTAAAGCTCAATATACTAGGGCCAATGAACTTGCTGGTCAATTGATGCAAATAGACCGACAAGCTAACGAGTTAAGATTCCTAGCAAATAACTATATTCGCTTTGTTATCGACGAACTTGAAAAAGAAGTTGACGAAAAAGAAGAAAAATAGTTAAATTATGAAAGAACGCAAAGTAAAGGGTGTGACACACCTGCTTTTTGAAAGTCAAACAGAGTTTAGAGAATATCATAGAGATATCTCTCTATCAACTGATTGGAGACATTCAAACAAGGGAGATTGGATATTGACTGACGATGGTCAGGTATGTCAAGTGTTGCACCTGGGCGTATTAAAAAAACACGACAGAAAGAAGGAAACTACCTTTATAAGAACAATAATGGGTTCTTATATATGTAGTCCTAAAGTAGTGATAAAAGGTGACATGAAAACAAACATGCATACTTTTTCTACTGCAGGCGAATCTCCTTCTGTTAGAAAGAAAAATAGAAAAAACGCTACTGATAAAGAGTTTTTGTTTGGCAAGTACGTTGCAAAAGGAGATGATGTGGTCGAAGCATATATGAAAGCATTTCCTAGTAAAAATGAAAACTACGCTAAATCACAAGCAAAATTATTGTTAAAAACAGACAGGGTGAAAAACTTGATTAGAGAAGAAATAGATAAATACTTGAATGAAGCGGAAATTACTCCGAACTATCTTTTGGAAGAAATGAGAGACATTATAGACAAAGGTGGCTCTTCAGATAGAGATAAGATTACAGCGATAACAACATTAATGAAAATATCTGGAATGATGGATACAGAGAAGACTACAGAGTCTTTAACATTATTTCAAGGTTTTACAAAGGAGCAATTAAATGCAATTCAAGGGTCCGAACACAAAAAACTGGCGGAAGTTAAGAAAGATAGCGAGAAGTAATCGTTGTTTAATTTGTCACTATCCTTTAAAGAAAACAGCAGTATTCTTATGGAGTGCTAAGAAAAAAGACACTACGCATATAAAATGCTTTAACTGTTTAACAGTATATAATAAATCATTTGGAATTACCGACGTAGGTATACCAAGAGAGGTAGGTGAATCATGAGATTAGCTGTATATGGAACTCTTAGAAGAGGATTTGAAGAAACTGGAAAAATAGAAGATTTCAGTTTAGTATTTCCTGGTCACAAGCATTTTCCAGCTTTAATTAAAAATAAAAAAGGAAAAGGAGCTGTAGTAGAGGTTCTAGATGTAGATAAAGAAGAACTAAGTATGTATGATATGTACGAGTCTGTAAAAGACGGTCTTTATATAAGGACTACAGTAGATGTTATAATGGATGATACAGATGAAAAAGAAAAGTGTTGGGTCTATGTAGCTGGACCATTGCTTTGGCAAAACTCTAGTATGTTTACAGAAGTACCAGACGGAGATTGGCTTTCACCTAAAACATTAGTAATGATGGATAGAGTTTATGAAAAAGAATACCAAGAAGCCAGATAATTTTAATATCATACCTCCTGACCTATCTCAGAAGGAAAGAGCGCTAGAGCTTGCAAAGAAAGACATAGTTACTTTTGGACAAATGTTTTTACCAGAAGACTTTATGAAATCAACTCCTTCTCCTTACCAGTATGAATTAAGTGATATATTACTAGGAGACGAAAAGCGTGTTTGTATCATACTTCCTAGAGGACATGCAAAGTCTACTTTAGCTAAGACTGCTTTATTGCATCAACTATACTTTGCTCCTCCAGAAAAGAAACAATTTATAGCGTGGGTGTCAGAAGAACAATCTCAGGCTATTGACCATATTAAATACATACAAAATCACATTGATGTAAATCCTGCATTACAATATTATTTTGGAGACTTGAAAGGAAGTAAGTGGACAGAGAAAGAATTTACCACTGCTAGAGGAGATAGAATCATAGCAAAAGGTACAAGTCAAAGATTGCGTGGTCGTTCACAGTTAGGACTGCGTTATACAAACATAATTCTTGACGACTTCGAGTCAGAATTAAACACGAAAACACCAGATAGAAGGAGAGAGATAAAAGAATGGGTAATGTCTACAGTAGAACCCGCACTAGAAAACTCCAAAGAAAACGAAGGGTCAATATGGCTTATTGGTACAATAGTCCACTACGACTCTTTTCTTCAAGGCGTATATGATGGATGGCTAGATGCTGAAAAACAAGGAAGAAAGTCTGCTTGGCAAGTATTGTACAAGAAAGCTATAGTAGACGATGTTCCTTTATGGCCTAGTTATTTTACAAAAGAAAAACTTATGGACATAAGAAGAAGGTTCACAGAAATGGGATTAGTACATAAGTTTGCTCAAGAATACCTGAATGAAGCAAGAGATTTAGAAAGTGCTAAATTTCATATAGATAGACTAAACTATTATCAAGGAGAGCTGGTTAGTAAAAACGGATTTAACTATATGATGGTTGATGAGTCTGCTATTCCTGTTAATGTATACATGGGAGTTGATTTAGCTTACGAGTCAAATGCCAGAAGCGATTATCAGGTTATAATGACTATTGCTATGGATAGAGATAGGAATGTATATGTTGTTGATTACTACAGAGAACATTCTCCTTTGTATAATATGCCTAAAACAATTGTTGATATGGCAAGAAGATACCACCCAGTAAGAAGAGTTAACGTTGAGAAAGTCGGAGCTCAGGGATTGGTGAAAGATTATGTAAATCAACTGGCTGGTAAAGATAGAAAACTAGCTCCTGGATTATCTCAAGGAATAAGACCTCCTCATGGAATTAAAAAAGAAGATAGATTAGAAGCTCTTTTATGTCCTATAGTAAATAGAAGAAAGTTGTTTATAAAGAAAGAACATGCAAACCTTGTAGATGAGATGTTTGAATTTCCAAAAGGTAGAAATGATGACCTTCTTGACGGTCTTTGGTATGCAGTTACAACAGCTAAGCCTCCTAAAAGTGGAGCAATAGACTCTGATAAATTAGAAGACAAGATAACTAAATTAGAAGAAAGTCGTACTAAAAGAGTCGTTAATTGGGTTACTGGACAGAAAATATAAAATTTCTCTTGACTTTAGTAGACAAAAATCTTTATTTTTAGACTAAAAACTAATTGGGAGTATATGGCTAATTACGACGAAAATAAATCAAAGCCGCAAATCACAAAAGAATTATTTAGGCGATGGAGAGATGCAAGGCAACAATGGGATGCCGAAGCTAGAAATGCAGTAGACTTTACTTTAGGTAATCATTACACTAAAGATGAATCAGATGCTTTACAATCTGTAGGGCAAGCTGACTTTGTTATAGATAGAGTATATGCTGCTGTAGATAAATTAAAATCATTGCTTACAGCTAGACCTGCTAGGTTTTCTGCTATTGCTAGAGAAGATTCTGATAGCAAACTTTCTAATGTATGGAAAACAATACTTGAATACGTTTGGGATATTTCAAACGGAGATTCTACTTTTAAGCAAGTTGTTCACGATTATGCTGTTACTGGACTAGGATATATGTATGTATATGTCGACCCTGAATCCGATTATGGAAGGGGCGAAGTCAAATATACGCACGTAGACCCTTTTAGGGTATATGTAGACCCAGCGTCAAGAGATAGATTTTTTAATGACGCATCTGGAATTATATTGTCTACTTTTTTAACCAAACAGCAAGTTTTAGACCTTTATCCTCAACTGGATGAAATGATTGACAATATAGAAGTTGGAGTTAATTCCTTATATGGAGAAGATTATCCAACATCTACTTTAAAAAACAGTAACAATGTTTTAACTCCAGCTGAAGCAAAAGACCTTGATTATAATGTAAATCAAAAATATCAAATACTTGATAGGTTTTATAAAGTAAAAGTTCCTTATTATAGACTATTTAATACCGTGTCTGGTCAAGAAAAAATTATTGACCCAGAAGTATATGCAGAAATACTTCAAGAAGAAGAAAATGTAAAAGCTTTAGAAAGCGGTGCTATACAAGTAGAAGAAATACAACAAACAAGAATTGCTCAATGCAGTAGCATTGGAGATACTTTACTTTATGAGCGTATTCTTAACACTGATATATATCCAATTGTTCCATTTACAAACATTTGGACTAATACTCCCTATCCAAAATCAGATGTGAACAAGGTTAAAGACTCTCAAAGACTTTTAAATAAGTTATTTTCTCTAACCTTGTCACACGCTCAATCTGCAGCTGGATTAAAACTTTTAATTCCAGAAGGAAGTGTTGATAATGTTGGTCAGTTAGAAAAAGATTGGGCTAATCCAAATGCGGTTATTGAATATAATCCAGAATTTGGAGAGCCACACTACCCTCAACCAGCTCCTTTAACTAGCGAGTTTTATTATTTAATTGATAGGGTAGAAAAATATATAGATTTAAATTTTGGTATACCTGAATTATTACAAGGATTTAAAGACGGAGGTCCAGAGACTGTTAGAGGTACAATGCTTTTATCAGAAATGGGTGAGTCTAGAGGTAAATCAAAATTAAGAGATATTGAAGCAAGTTTATCAAAAGTTGGTCAAGTAGTTTATAATTTATGTAAAGACCACTATAGATTTGCAAAAACATTTAGAATTGTACAACCAAATAACGATATTACTGAATTTTCAGTTAATATGAGACTGTATGATGATAAGCGAAAAGAAATGATGACTATTGAAAATGATATTCAATTAGGTCAACATGACATTCGAATTATATCAGGTTCAACTTTGCCAAGCAATAAGGTAGCAGAATATAATATGTACCTTGATGCCTATAAGTTAGGTCTGGTAGATGATGTTGAGGTTTTGAAGAAAAGCGAAATCTTTGACAAAGAAGGTGTTCTTCAAAGAAAAGGAAGTATGGCACAAATGCAACAGTATATTACACAGCTTGAAAATCAAGTAAAGAAACTAAGTGGTGATTTACAAACGTCTGAACGTGAGCAGGTATCTGCTAGAAAACGAACAGAAGTTGAGAAGTTTAAATCTACATTAAATGAGATTTCTTCTTCCACTAAGGTTAAAGAAAAAGAAAAGGTAATGCAGCTAGGTAATTTGGTAGACCAAATGGGACAATCTTTGGAGACTGAAGAAAATAACAATCGTGGTTCAGAGTCTTAGACTAAATCACGAAAGGAGAAAAACATGGCAATTGAACAAGAACAACAACAGGTTGAAAAGAAAGACCCAATTGTGGATTCTGTGGTGGAACAAACAGTTTCATTACAAGAAGAAGCCGTAGAAGAAGGTGTGGAAGCATCTGAAGCTGTAGACTGGGAACAAGAAGCTAAAAAGTTTCAATCTATGTACGATAAGAAGACAGCAGAGCATGAGAATCTTACAAGAGAGTCGCAAGACTTACTTCAGTTAAGAAGCGCATTATCTGAAAAACCCGAATTAGTAGATATGATTGAAAAAGGACTTTCTGGAGAATCAGTTGAGGGCAAAGAATCGGAGGGAAGTACAACCCCAGAAAACTTTGACCCTTGGGACGCCTATTACAAGCCAGAATCAGAGTCTTACAAATTTAGAGTAGGACAAGAAAAACAGCTTGTACACGAAACAGTAGATAATGAGTTAGCTAAACTACAGAATCAAATGGCGATGAATAACTTAAAAACAGAATTGGTTTCAGAACATAATCTTGGAAAAGATGATGCCGAAAGATTTTTACAATTTGCAACAACACCAAAAGCTAACCTTCCTATTGAAACACTTATTAAAGTGTGGAAAGAAAATGAAGGCAAAGGTGCGAAAGTAAGTGAAAATATGGAAGCAGTAAAGAAAACTAAATCAATTCCTAAACCAGCAGGTGTGCTTCAGGGTGGCGAACAACCACAAAAATCTGAGGCTGACCAAGTATGGGATAGAGTTATGAGCGCTGGGACTCGTGGTAGGCTAACTAAACAATCATAAATAGTTAGGAGACTAAAATGGCTATAAATAGCGGAATACTTAAAGCTTCCGACATTACAGCTTCAACAACAAGTGCTGGTTACGGGCAGGCCCCAGACCAAAGAAAACTGTATGATTTCTCTGATAGAGTTGCAGAATTAACTCCAGAAGAATCACCTTTTTTCACCTACTTGGCTAATGTTTCTAAAGTTGCGACTGATGATAATGTTTTCAGATTTCTTGAAAACAGAAGTCAAATCAATCACACAGATAGAAGCTTTTTATTAGCAGATGACGTTAATGGCGGAGCAGCAGTTTCTAAAGACGTAGTTTACTCATTTAAAGTTGACACAGCTTCAGCAGGAGCGGTTAACTTTCTTACCAAAGGAATGGTATTTGCAGTAAACACTTTAGACGACGCAAACGGTTATACTCAAGCTATTGTAAGAGTTGAATCTGGACCATCAGCTGGTTCAGCAGATTCAACCTTCCAAGGTAGAGTAATTGGTCTATCTGATGCTAATACAGCAACTGGTTATAACGTGCTTTCAAACAATGATACTTGCCAAATTATTGGTACATCATTTGAAGAAGGAACAGCATCACCAGATACTTTTTCAGATAGTCTAGACGACGGATTTGGTTATACACAAATCTTTAAAACAGCTTGTGAACTAACAAACACAGCAATCGCAACACGTCATCGTGGATATGCGAATGAGTTTGATAGAATATGGGCTCAGAAATTACGCGAGCACAAAATTGACATTGAAAGAGCTATGCTCTTCGGTCAAAAAGCTCGTTACCAAGGCGTTCAGTATACTGAAGGTCTAGTAGGAAATATCTTAAAGAATGTAGCACCTGAAAAAACAGATGCTAATGCATTAGCTTATTCTTCTGGTAAAGCTTACCATAGAAGTATTGAAAAAGCTAATTTAACTTACGATAAATTACTATCAGACTTAGAGGTTATATTTGACCCAGCAAGAGGCGGAGCAAGTGAAAAACTTGTTATGGCTTCTTTACCTGTAATTTCATTCTTTAACAAGATGGGCGATGGAGCATTTATTGATGCATCTATTGGTCAATCAGCAAGTCCTTACAGAGTAAATATGGATAACGTAGAAGGTGCTTTTGGACACAAATTAATGGAAATTAATACTGTGCACGGAAGTATGTTCTTAGTTAAACAGCCTTTATTTAGAGGAATGGCAAAAGGATTTATGTTAATGGCTGATATGAGTCAGTTAGCATACAGACCTTTAGTAGGTAACGGTATTAACCGTGATACTCAAATCATGACAAATGTACAAAGTGCAGATGAAGATTTGAGAAAAGACATGATTCTTACAGAAGCAGGTCTTGAAATCACATTACCAGAATCTCATGCTCTTTACAACGTGGAGGGAATTTAAGATGAAGACAGATAGAATCAACGAAAATAGTGGTGCATACGGTTCAGCTAACAGAGATGTTGTGCTTGTTCCAGATGCAGCTACTTATACAATTTTAGCAGAAGACTCAGGCATAATTCACGTTTGTCCTGACCTTACTGCAGATATTGTAATTACACTACCAGCAGAAGAAATCGGATTAAGTTACGAATTCTGGTATGGTGGTGCAGCAGCAGACGTTCAAGACTGGCAATTTGACACTGGCGCAGATGCAAACTACTTTGTAGGTGGCTTAGCACACAGTGATGTTGACGGTGAATTAACTGCAGTAGTATACTCAGATGGAAACAGTAACTCAAAAGTTAGTGTTTTAACACCTGAAAGTGGTACTATGGTTAAATTCGTTTGTGATGGTACAAAATGGTATTTAAACGGAACAGTTGTTTCGGCTACAAATACTGCAATTGTATTTGCTGACCAGTAATAATAGTTATTAGGTACTATGGAGTGAGCTAGTCTCACTCCGAAACCTATAAAGAATTTTAAAAATAATAGGAGAATAAAATGGCGAATTTTAATACAACTACAAAAGTTATTATTAACGATATGTCAGCTGGAGATAGCAGCGTATCTGGTTCTTTAGCTAAAGAAATAAATGACTATATAGAGACTATTGACGATGCAAAGCTTGTAGATATTAAAGCTGTTAGGCTTGACTTAAGTAGAGTTGCTTACATTGTAATTACTAAAGATTAATGGCTAATTGTCAACATTGTAATGAGCCAAATCCTGAGGGAATGTTTAACTGCACCTCTTGCGGTCAAAGAGCGGCAGCACCTAGATGGAGTACTCAATTTGTTGTAAGGGAAAACAATCCTTTTGCAACAGCTATTAGAAAAGACCAAATTGATATTAATACTATATCCCAAGAAGAGGGAATGAAAAAGCTCAAAGAAGGAGCTTCTAAAGTCTCTCGTAAGGGACCAAGACAAAGGATATTATAATGCCAATGGTAAATGGAAAAAATTATGCTTATACAGAGGAAGGCATAAAAAAAGCAACTAAAGCAGCTAAAAAAGCTGGTAAAAAAGTTTCATACAAAAAAAATACAAAGAAGAAATAATGGCTAAAAAGAAAAAACGCGCAACTGGTAAGCCTACACCGACTAACCCAAGCAAGTGGTCTTATTATATATCACAAGCAAAGAAAAAGTTTGATGTATATCCAAGTGCTTATGCAAATGCTTGGGCATCTAAGCAATACAAAAAAGCTGGAGGCGGTTGGAAGTAATGGCCTACAGGGGCGGACTTAGAAAGTGGTTTAGCGAGGACTGGGTTGATATCGGTTCTAAGAAAAAAGGCGGAGGACATAAAAAGTGTGGACGTAAAAAAGCTAAGGGAAGTAAAAGGAAATACCCTAAGTGTGTTCCTGCTTCTAAAGCAGCAAGTATGAGCGCCTCACAAAAAAAGAGTGCAGTAAGAAGAAAAAGAGCAAAGAAACAAGGAGTTGGTGGTAAACCGACGAATGTAAGAACTTTTACTAGAAGAAAGAAGAAGAAATGAGAAGACCAGCGTTTGGGACACAAGTTAGAATATCTAACGGAAAGAAGAAGACAAGACAAGGTCTTAGTAAAAATACTAAGTATGGGAATAAATTGAGTAATAAAAATTATACAAAAAAGTATAGAGGACAAGGAAGATAATGGCTGATTTTAAAACAAGAGTAGATGATTTGACAGGCTTTGGTAGCACTGATGATGTTGCTATAGTAGACTGGCTTACTGCTGGCGCTAGAGAAATCATTGATGTTTTACCAATGTCTAAATTAGAAAGAATGTCAGAGGTAGAAGAATTTACAGGAAACACTCCTGTTGAAGACAAAAAAATATTAGATGTCTTAAGAAAAGACGAGAATAATAGTAGCATATTAATGCCTTGCAGGGAGATAAATGCTAGCCAATCTGGTAGAGCTTCAGATTCTAGTTATATGGAATTTGCTACAAGTTCTGACCCAGTATATTATTTAGAAAATAAAAGACTTTACACATTGCCAGCTAGTGCAGCAACAGATGACAGTAAATTAGTAAAAATTAATGAAGATTTTACGATACTGGCTACAGATACAAGCATACAAAACTTTCCAAAAGAAGCAACAAACGCTGTAGTGTTATATGCTTCAAGAAATGCCTTAATGAGACTAATGAATAGCTTGCAATCCAATACTTTAATAGACGACACTTCAACAGGTGCATTAGCCCTTATGAATGCAGAGATTGATGATGTAGTTCATGATACAACTGGTTCACTTAAGTTGGCTAAAGACCAAATAGGTGCTTTTGTTACATCTATAGGTGATATAGACGATACTACAGAATTGTTTGACAGCACAAATAAAAGATTTACAGTAGTAAGAGATGCTTTAGTAAAAGCACAAGATATTATAGACAATGATGGTTTTGGTGCTGACTTAGATGTAACAGATTTTGTTGGAGATGTAGATACAGCTTTAGGTAAAATAAATGCAAATTTAACTGATGAAGAAGCTATATTAACCGATGACCCAACTAATGGAGCTATTTCTGTAGCATTAGAAGCAATTAAAACAGGTGTAGACCAAGCAAAAGCAGCAGCAGATAAATTTCTTGCAGACGGCTCAGATTCTGTTTTTGGAGATGAAGATACATTTTTAACTGATAACTCTCAATTAACAAGAGTAAAAGATGCTTTAGATAAAGCACAAGAAACTATTACTGGAGACGCACCATCAAGCACTACTAGTGCAAGAGGTGCTCAGTCACAAGAAGATGTAGAGTTGGTAACTTCTGCTTTAAATATATCTCAAACAGAAATAGCAAGAGCTCAAGCTCATTTAGCAGAATGGACCTCTATTGGAGATATGAGAGTAAAAGAAGTACAAGTGGCACTTAATGAAGCAGATGGTTATGCAAAAGAAGTGCAAGCTAGACTTGGATATGCAGCAGCTTACATAGCTGCAGCAAATGCTAGAACACAAGAAGGTTCTTCAAGAATGGCTCAAGCTAATTTAGGTGTAGCAGTAGCACAACAAGAATTACAGAGAGCAAATATAGCTATAGCAGAAATAAACTCTTTGATGGCTTCATACTCTTTAGAACTTCAAAGCGTTGCTCCTTATATGAGTGAAGTTTCAGGAAAGCTAGCAGCAGCAGCTCAATATGGTCAAGAATTTCAAGCTAGACTTACTAGAGACCAGGCTAAGTACCAGTGGTATACCCAACAGTATCAAATGGTAAATGCTCAGTTTCAAGAAGCATTACAATTAATAGGTATAGATAAATTAAAAATTGAACAAATGAGCGAAGGTAGATAATGGCAGCAATAGAATTTACAGGTAGAGAAATTTATAGTAGAGTACTACAAGCAGTTCCTGATGTATCAGAAAACTATGTAGTTAATTTAATTAATGAAGCATTGATTGATATGGGTAGATATACTAATCAAATAGAGAATGCTAAAACAGACTTGTTGGATAACAAACTGTGGTATGATTTAGATGATAATCAGAGCATAACAGTTAACAAGGTGTTTAGATGTTCTATTAAAAATACAAGTGGAGAGTATATAGATATTCCTAGATTAAGTAGTGGAAGAATAAAACAATTTTACAGCGAAACATCGGTAAGCAATGTATTCGCATGGAGTGAAGTATAATGTCATTAATATCAAGTACGTATAAAGACCCTAGTGATAACTTTGTTTGGTGGATAGAAGGAGATAGAATAGCTATTGCAACCAACCTTGGAGACGGAGGAACTACAGAAACATCAGAGAGTAAACTAAAAGCAGTTCAATTAGGTTCTCAAGTTTCTTATCAGTCTTCTGGAGACCCTATTCCTAAGAATTTGCTCAATGAAGCTCTAGATACTACAGAAACGGCAGTAGATGTGGATGAAGGTGGTCAATTTTCAGTCAATGAAATGATTCAAATAGATGATGAAATAATGTTGATTACAGCTATAAGCACAAATACATTAACTGTTACAAGAGGATATAGAGATACTACGGCAGCAACTCACGCAGACGACTCTGAAATAAAAACAATAAATGTGGTTTCTGATGGTATTATTATATCTTATTATGCAGAACCAGATAAATTGGTTTCTCCAGATGGTACAAAACCTGCTATAGAAGGTACAATAGATATTGACAATGTTTTACAACCAGCGTTAATAGATTATGTAAAAGGAAAAGCTTTGATGGATGCAGCAGCTAGAGCAACAGATGGTAATCTAGCTCAAATTAGAATGGCGTCCGCACAACAATGTATGGCTAATTATAAAGAAGCTGTACGTAGATACGGTATGAAGAAAAACGATAAAACAGGTGGCACAAGAGCTGTGGCACCAGCAGATATGAGATAAAGGGGCAACAATGGAAGTAGGTAAAGAAACTAAATTTACACTATCTATAGAGACAGCTATTAGTATACTTGTCACTGTAGGTATGATAATTGGTATGTGGTATTCATTGCAAGCAGAAATAGAGCTAGCTAAAGAATTGCCAGAACCAGAGGTTTCACGTATGGAATATGATTTAAAAGACCAAATGATACGTGATTCAATATTAAACACAGAAGAAAAAGTAGATAAACTTGAAGATAAAGTAGACTCTGTTAAAGATGATACGAGAATGATTCAAGAAACTTTACTTGACATGAATAAGAACTAATGAGGTTTTCAAATGAACAACAGATTTATATCATACTTGGTATTAACGCTTTGCTCATCGCTATCATGGCTGCACTCACAATCAGTCAACTTAGATAGCTTTGACCAAATACAAGCGCTTAATATACAAAAATGCGCAGTAGTGCAAGTTAATGCGGGCTGGAATTATCAGAATAGAGTAAAGGTAGAGAAATTAGCTAACCTTTGCTATATAGGAGAAATAGACTTGACCAATAAAACTGTTGGTGCAGTCATTCAGAAGGAGTGGAATATCAAGGTTGTCCCTACTATTATCATCCTGAAAGAAGGTAAAGAAATTATGAGATATGAGCCTGGTATAAGTATGAGGTTTGACGAAACAGAAGTATTTAATAAGATTAAAAAAGTTATTAAATAATGTTTAACGGACCAAACGGAGCTGGTAAAGGTGATAAGCCTAGAGGTATGAAAATATCTAGAAAAGAATTTGAAAATAGATGGGAAAAGATTTTTGGACACAAAGGTGTAAATAAAGATATATTCAAGGAAGACAATGCCAAGAAAAAAAACAAAAGCAATTAGAAAGACAACTAAGGGAAAAAACGCTAACTACAGGCCTACGAAGAAAGGCGCTGGTATGACAAAAAAAGGCGTTAAAGCTTACAGAAAAGCTAACCCTGGAAGTAAATTAAAAACTGCTGTTACTGGTAAAGTTAAAAAAGGTAGCAAGGCAGCTAAAAGAAGAAAGTCTTATTGCGCAAGGTCTTTAGGACAACTAAAAAGAAGTTCTGCTAAAACTAGGAATAATCCTAATTCTAGAATAAGACAAGCGCGTAAAAGATGGAAATGCTAAACAAACAGGAGATACTATGAACATTGTAATTAGTAAATTAATGACAGGCTTATTAAGTGAAAAAATCTTAAAAGCTGTATTGTTAAAACTTGGTGATTATCTTATCAAGAAATCAGACAATAAACTAGATGATGAAATCTGGGCTGAAGTTAAAAAAGCCCTTAAATAAAAAAGGAGAGAATATGAACTGCGAATGTGGATGTGGGTGTTAATAGATGCCTAGAAGGTCATTACAATTAAACGACTTTAGCGGAGGACTTAATACCAAGTCCTCTCCTAGGGATATTGCGCCTAATGAGGTATCTAAAGCAAACAATGTAAACCTACATAATTCTGGTTTAATATTATCTTCCTCTGTATCAAGTGCTAAATCATCAGCTAATGCGCCCAATGCGCAAACAACTGCAGGATATGGTGCTTTTATTTTTAATAGTCAATATAACACAGATTCTAATGCTGGAGATGTGACTGGTCCAAACGTACAAGTATTTGCATTTCCTGAAAACAATACTTCAGGAACTAATACAAAGATATTAACTTACGCTAGAGACTTTGGAAAGACTTCAAACTTTACTTTAACAGAAGCTTCTGGAGATGCTATCATTGATATGCAACACGAGAATACAGTATTGCCAGTATATTATTTTGTAGACGGAACTTTATTTGTATCAGATGAAACTGTAGTTGATGGAACTAACAGTACAGAACCAAGAAGATTGGTTTATGTAAGTGAAACAGATAGGTTTGGAACTGATGTTAGCGGTTGGCTAGATACTACTATGAAAGTAGAAAAGAATGGTTCTCAGTTTCACTCTATAGTAAAATCAGATACTTTACCAGAACCAGATGGAACTGTTGGAGAGTTTAGCGTTAGTTTACAAACAGACCCTACGTTAGATTCTCAGTCATTTTTTAAAATTATTAAAAATACTGAAAGCACTAACTTCTTAATAGTTACTCCAAATCCTAATGAAACAAACCCAGACCCTACTGCTGATATAAAATTAACAGATAAATTAATTCATTTAAAACTTACAAACTCCGAAGACATGTCATCTGTTACTTTAAACTACGGTGATGATAGTGGTATAACAACTGGAGGAATAGCAAACCTTAAAGGAGAAATTATACATATTAACGGTGAAGCTATGAGAGTAAGAAGTACTGGTACTTTAGATTTGGCTTCAGGTGGAGATAAAAAAGTTCTACAACTTCTTGTAGATAGAGATGTGTTTGGAACTGGTGCTTTAGAGCACGCTAGTGGAGCAAACGTTGAAACAACTTTAGAAACTAGTATAACTGTTACTGGCGGTGGTTGGGAAGCAGGTTCTTATGAATTTTGTCATACAGTAGTAGATTTGCAAGACAATGAAACATTGCCACAATCACCTCAATCAACTTTATTTCCTATTACAACAGGAGCATATTTTACCAATGTTGGTTTTATTATAAAACATGGTTCTTTTACTGCAAGAAAAAATGAAAAAGGCGTAAGAGTTTATACAAGAAAAAAAGACGGTAATGGTAGATGGATATTATTTTTAGATGTAGATTATCAAAGAGGAGTAAGAACAAACTTATTTGAAGATTACGATTCTTTTTCTAGTGCAACTGGCACAGGAAGTAATTATAGGAAAGTAGAAGGAATTGATGTAGTAAATCCTTCTTTAGATACCTATGAAAGTATTAATGGTTATTCTCAAGACGAAGAAAGTATTGACTTTGGTACAGACGGAGGATACAGAGCTTCTACTGTATGTGCAAGAAGAGCTTGGGTTGCTAATGTAAGAAAAAACAATGAAGTGTTTGATGATAGAATTTATTATAGTCCAGTAAACAAATTTGCAACATTTCCTGATAGTTATTACTTAGATATTGGTATTAGCGACGGAGATTCTTTTACAGCATTACATAGTTTAGGGAATAGATTGTTAGCTTTTAAACAGAAAAAATTATATGTGATTAATGTATCTTCTACTTCTGATGCTGGTTGGTACTTGGAAGCTGAGTACGATGGTATGGGTTGCATATTTCAAAACGCGGTAGCTAAAACTCCATTTGGTATATGTTGGGTAAATAGAAATGGTGTATATATTTTTGACGGTTCATCAGCACCGAAAGAATTAACAGCAAAATTAGATGATAATTTATGGCAAGCTGGACAGGAACTAAGTAGTGCTTTGTTAAAACCTTCTATAGCATATGAACCGAAGTATAAACAATTATATGTTTTACAAGACTCTGCAATGACATCAAACAGTGGTGTAGATACAGAAGATAAAGTTTTCTGTTATGACTTTGCAACGCAAGGTTGGACCACGAGAGCGTGTGTAGGAAGTGCAGATGTATCTAATTTTGTAGAATCATTTGATGGAATATATTTTTTCAAACATTCAGATAATAAAATACATTCAGTAACTAATGACCATGGAACTGAACAAATTGTATTACAAACAAAAGATATAGACTTTGGTAATCCTGGTCTAGTTAAAAAAGTTAAAAAAGTGTATGTAACAGCTAAAGATGATGGAGGAGCTGGTAATGGAAATACTTTAACTTTAAAATACGCTTTAAATGGTAGTAGTTCTTTTGGAAATGCAGCAACCGCAACCCCTGAAGATGGATTAGGTCAATTTGATACACT